GTAAGGATTATATGAGTCACTTCGAAGACTTATACAAACTTGGAGCAGATAAAGGTTACAGTCAATTATTTCAAGATGCGGTATGGACAGAAGCCGATAAAAGAGCCATGTTTCATGTACAACAATATGGTTTTGACCGTATACGAAAACTCTCCGAGGATTGTAAAACTGATGCCCGTGAAGCAATATGGAGAGGAGTAGCTGAGGGACAAAGCATGGATAAGGTAGCAAGGAATATTCGTGACATACCATTAGAACCATTAACCAACAGTAATATGAGTCCAGAGGTACGTGCACAAATGATAGCCTACACTGAAACAGCACGAGCCCAGAATGCTGGAACCATACAAAGCTATGCCAACTATGGTATAGAGAAAGTGGATATTGTAACTGCAGGTGATGATGATGTTTGTGAAGATTGTATTGCGATTGAAGAAGACAATCCTTACACATTAACTGAGGCAAGTAACCTATTACCAGTCCATCCAAATTGTTATGATGAAATTACTGAAGTATATACTAATCATGGTTGGAAATTGTTTAAGGATATAATTAAAGATGAAGATGAAGTTTTAAGTTTAAATCCTGAAACAAGAGAAACAGAGTTCATTAAGGATTATAATATTATTAGTCATGTTAATGATTATGAGTATATGTATTGGATTCATAATCAATGGTTCGATACTTGTGTAACCCCCGACCATGATTGTTTCATTTATCAAAGAAAATCTAAGGATAAAGTAAGAAGTTTATATCATGAATTCCGTAAACCAACAGAACTTAATACTGAATCAAAATTCTACAGAACATGTAATAATAATAATGTTTCACCAGAAGTAATAGATGTTAATGGATTAAAATTCAAACCTGAAGATTATGCTTTCTTTATGGCATGGTACATTAGTGAAGGTTCAATATTACATAATGTTAATGAAGCTAAGCAAAGAGGTTATGCAATTGATATAATCCAAGTAATACCTGAGAATAGAAAAGTATTAGAAAAAGAACTTACACGGATATGTGAATACTTAAATTTAAAACTTGGAGTTAGAAAAGATAGGTACCAAATCTATTCTAAAGAATTATATGAATACTTAAAACCATTAGGTTACAGTAATGAGAAATATACTCCAAATGAATTATTCAGTTTAAGTAGATCTGATTTAAATATTTTCTTGGATAATTATGTTAAAGGTGATGGGAATGAAAGAGAATCTTCTAATAAAGTTTGTTGTAATTCTTTTGAGAGAACATTATTCACTTCATCTACACATTTAGTTGATGATTTAAGTTATATTATTTTATTAGCTGGTTATTATCCAAGTATAAAAGTTATGAGTAAAGCTGGAACTGTGGTTAAACATCATAATGGTTCTTATGCTCAAAACTATGATGTGTATAGTATTAGGATTAACAGGTCTGAATATGCAACTGTTCCTAATTTAAATATTGACAAAGTGGATTATACTGATATGGTTTATTGTATTGCATTGCCTAAGTATCATACATTATGGACTAAACGAAATGGTAAAACTACATGGAATGGTAATTGTAGGTGTGTGTATAGTCCAGTAATAGATTTACCATCAGATGCTGAGGTTCAAGAAGCATTTGGTGAATTAGAACCAGTAGACTCCCCACAAGATACTGATATGACAACTAATGATTCAAAATAAATTAAACACTATAAAACTTACAGGTATGTGAAATTCTATGTAGCAATCGAAAATACAGAACACATAATATTATATAAATATTTTAACTTTTTTTTAAATTACTAAATATACACCGATGGAGGTAGGAGGATAATATGAATAATAATAAATTTGAAGTATACGCTCCAATCCACAAAAGCATAGACACTAGCACCGATGAAACCACCCAAGATATGATACTAACAGGTATCGCAAGTACCACCAACTTAGACCTTGAAAATGATAATATAAGTCCTGAAGTAATTGCGAGTATGAAAGAACAAGCCCTTAACTTGAACTTTCACTGCGACCACAATACCAATTATAAAGGTGTAATAGGTACCATTATTGAAGTATTAGATACTGATGATTCCCAATTAGAAATTAAAGCCAAAGTACTACCTGAGTATGCTACTAATATACAAGAAAAATTAGACTTCGGTATAAACTTCGGTTTAAGCATTGGGGGATTGTTAAATGATTATATATCCAACAATGATGGGGGTATGACTGTTAAAGACATAACATTAACAGAGATAAGTTTAACCCCATTACCTGCGAATTGGGATAGTTTCGGAACAGTAACCACTAAAGGATTAGTACAATCCAAGTGTTTAACTGGTGCCTGCAAAACAATAATAAAAAATATGAATAAACAAAAAGAGGTAGGTAATATGACCTTAAATGAAAATGATAAACAAGAATTAATACAAGAAGTAATCAAAGCATTACCCAACAATGAGGAACCTCCTAAAGAGGAAGCCAAACCATTAACAAGTGATGATGTAACCAGTATGATAAATGATGCCATCACCAATGCAACTGATGAAATCACTCAAACTGTTATGGATCAAGTCGGCCAAAAAATGAGTGATATGATTGATGAAAAGATGGGGGATAAAGAGGAACCAACAGAGGATGTTCCACCTGAAGAAGATAAAGCTTGTGGGGATACTACTGATGAGGAACAAAAAGCTTGTGACCCAGAAGAAGAACCAATGAAAGAGGAACAAAAAAGTTTAACCATGGCGGATGTGCAAAAAGCAATGCTAAACGCATTAACTGATGAAACTGTAATGGATAAACTCTCCCAGAAAATGTGGAGTAATAAAACTAATAACCGTGAACCAGTCAGTAAATCCAAAGGAGTAATCGAGAACGCATTACAAGGATTAGAAACCAAACAATCAAACATGGAGAAAGGTATGAGTAAAGCACAACCACCAAAAGAATTAGCAAAACTATTACTCAAATCTAACCCATTCTTACAAAAATAAATAAACAATTAAAAGGTGATAATATGGATACACAAATAACCGATTTTGATTCAAGATTAAATAAATTAGAGAAAGCATATGCTGATAATTATGCTGCTACTGGAAAATTCCCAGTAAGTCAACAAGTGGAATACACTCCTGAAATAAAAAGTAAGGTAGGTGAAATGGCACCATTCTACAGATTCCTCGAAAGTAAAGGATGTATACAAGAAACCGATTCATCATACGTAGGATTCTATGTAGAGTCCAATACTAATACTGCTGCATTCATGGATGAACTTGATGAAATCCCTGACCATGGACCAGCAACCTACACTGAAGTAACTAAGAAAATGAGTACAGTTGCTACTGGTATAGAAGTATCAATGATGGCACAGATGGGTAATAATACTCTTGATTACTTAAGTAAACAAATAGAAAATGGTTATGTGAATATAACTAATATTCTTGATAAGACTTTACTTGAAGGATTAGGAACTGCTGCTTCTAAGGACTTTAAAGGATTCGCAAACGAAATAACCACCAATGTTAAGGATAACAGTACTAATAAGATAACAGAAAACATTATCAACGATATGATAGAAGACATCGTGGATGACAATAAAGGTACTCCTGATGCAATCATCACTAATTACACTGTTGCAAGACAATTACGTGATATTATCTATGATTACTACAGATTCAACGATAAAGTAGATGTGGGTATAGGTTTCCGTGTTAATACTTTCGAAGCTGAGAATGGTCAACAATTACCTATTATAATCGACCCTAACATGACATCCAATCAAATGTTCATCGTAGATAGTAGTACTATTCAATTGAAACAATTAATGGCTCCAACACTTTTCACAGATTTACCAACCAACATATTAGGTTATCGTCAAGCTATTGCAACATTCATTACCAGTCAGAATATTGCTGAATTCCAAAACGGTCTTATTAAGAACATTGGTACTACTACTCCCAGTGGATGAGGGTGGTGAGAGTAAAGCCACAGTAACCATATCTGCCCTTAGTGGTGGAGTTGGTGTTGCTGGTGCTAAAGTATTATTAACTAACACAACTAACACTTCAAGTACTTATGAGTCTGCTTTAACTGGTACTGCTGGTGGAGCAACCATATCAAATGTACCTTATGGTACTTATTCAGTTACAGTTTCCACTACTCCTACCGGTTATAGTACCCCAACAGGTATTGCAAACTTAGTAGTTGATAGTGCAACTGAGACAGTTAATATTACATTTACAACAGCATAGAAAAGGAAAATTAGAATTAAGAATTAAAAAGTTTTAAAAGGAGGAACATAATGATGGATTATAGTACCCTTGTTACTGAATTAAAAACCTTATTATCCATTGAGGGGATTACAACTTCATTATCAGATGAGGATTATACTGTGTTACTTAACCGTAAACTTAATTACATTCTAAGTATTGTGGGTTTAAGTAGTACAGAACCATCAACCTACACTGATACCTTACTTGATTATGATGGTAACCGTCATGTACTACTCCATCATTATCCTGTTATTGAATTACAATCAGTACAAATAGATAATCGAACCATTAACACTAACGAATATAATCTAAATAAAAATAGTGGTGTGATTAAGTTTACTTCTCGTAGGCAACCAGGAATATTAACCATTCAATATACTGCCGGTTTAACCGATAATCAAATCTCAACCATACTCGAACCATTACTACTTGACTGGGTAGTATATGATGCGAACCCTGAGAATACTGGAGTAATAAGTAGTATTAAGGAAGGAGATGTGAGTGTCAACTATGATACCACTAACTCTGACCTTATACAATTAACTAACCGATTAAGTGAATTCAAAAAGGAAATCAATGGAGTACGAGGAGTAATGTTATGACCTTCTTTCCTAACACTACACTTGAAATCTGGAATTACTCCAAAGGTGAGATGGATCAATACGGACCCAAAATAGTATATACTCATACTGGGGATTTAATGGTGGATATGCAACCTATGAATCATAATGATAATCAAACCAGTTCAGGTAGATTGGAGGGGGATCAGTATAAGATTTACACTAATCTTGATGCTCCAATTAGTAGTACTAGTATATTACGAATTAAAGGAGAAACAGATACTTACTCAGTGATTGGTTCACCTGAAAGGAATAATCATTTATTACCACACTTGAAAGTGCAGATTCAATTACAACAAACACCAACACAATTAACTGAGGCATAATATCATGGGGGATTTTAATAGTCAAATGGTTGTTAAGCCCAGTTTTAATCGGAAAGTAAATGCAGATTGGACTGATGTAATCTCCGATACTTTGAATATTGTTTGCCAGTATGGTGAAAAGTATTGTAAGGAACCAGGTGTTGGAGTAGCAGGAGGAACATCACCATCTGGTGGTGCACCTGTGGGTAAATACCCTAATGGTAGTGGCAAAGTTGGGGGTACACTTCGCCGTGGCCATCACAGTGACCTTAGTAATCCTAAGGAGAAGATGGTTAAAAACAATACCGAGTACTGGCCCTACGTAGTCTTTGGTACAAGTAAGATGAGTCCAAATGATTACCCATCACGAGTAGTTGAAAGGATTGATAAGGAGAATATTTATAAGAAAGCATTACTCGTGACTTTGAAGAAGAAGGGGATTTTATAATGCAATTGATGGAAGAAGCATTATATACTTTACTTAATGGTAAAATAAGTGTTAATGGTATTGATGTACCAGTACTAACACGATACCAACCATTGGATGAGAAACCCTGCATCACAATTACCCAAACTGCGAATAGTGATAAAGGCCAACCCTATATGGGAGATTATCAATTACCATTACCATCTACTCACCCACAATACGATAGTAGTAAACCTGATAAGTTGTATCCTCAACAAGTCCGTCGTGACACTTACGAATCAAGTTTACAAGTTAATGTATGGTGTGACAGTGAAGAGGAAAGGGATAGTATAGTTAAACAAATACATCTTGAATTCCAACACTTATTAAATGATTATTATACTCAATGTTGTAATTACTCTGATGGGGAATGCAGTACTATTAATGAAGCTTGTCCAGTAACCACTATAACTAATAGACATACAGTAAAAGGACAATGTCCAAATCCAACCACTTACAAGTACTTGGGCATATTACAAAAGTATTACATTCAACCAGTAACAGTTAATGTGAGTCAAGGTTTTAATCAAGATGAAATCGACAACACACCACCACTCCTAAGAACTATAATCCAAGTAACCATGACATATTACACTTATCACTATTTAGGTGGAACCATAAGTACAGATATAAAATTCAAATACATTTAAAAACTTTTTTTCATAATTTTAATTTATTAACTATTTTTATATATATTGGGAGGAATGATTAATTATGCCAAGAAAGGCAAAAGAACCCAAAGAAACACTAATAAACTTAACAAAACAATCCAGTACACCAGAATATATTATTGTTGGAGCATTAAGCAAAGCAGGATTATTACCACAATATGAATATGAAAAACAGAACAATGGTGTACTAGATTTAGAACCAAGCATAACAAAAACAGAATTCTATAAACTCATAACTGACTTCATAGGAGGAGAAGAATGAGCATAAACGTAACACCTGGAGTCATCTACAAAGAAGCGGAAGCGAATGAAAACTTAATAGGTAATGGGAGTCAAATCCCAATAATCCTCGGTAAAAGTGCTTCAACCACTGGTGACCCTACAAAAATATTAAAATTTAAAAATTATAGTCAAGCCAAAAATTCAGTAGCGAATGGAGGTATCGGTCCAGAACCTGAAACTTTACATGATAATCCATTATTAGAATTTTTGAAACAATACTTTGAGGAAGGGGCAAGATTAAAAGTTGCAGATAAAGGAATGCCATATGTCTATGTAATTGATATGGGTAGTGCCCCTACTGATGCGAATTGGACAACAGCAATGACTACAGTAACCAAAAAGTCAGAAGTAGAAGTTGAAGTCTATATTGGTATTGAGGAGAGTGAAACCTTTTTAGATTTACTTGAAGCAATTAATACTAACTTAAACACTCAAGCTGAATATGGAAACCTAAGAGTAGCATATTGTACAAAGTATGGAGCATCAGATGCAGACCTTATCAAATTAACCGATGATACTCAAACCAAGAGTATACAAAGAAGCCGTATAGGATTATGTGAACCATTACTCTTCGGTAAAACCATAGCAAAAATAAGTTTAACCCCATATTATGAGGAACCTGGATATACTGTGTATCGTAGTGTAAACGCTGGAACTTTTAAGGAAAGAACTCGTACAGAAGCAAATGCTTTACAAAATGCAGGAATCATCTTCAACAAAGATGAAATGATACGAGGAAACTTTTACCCTAAAATCAATTTAGCCGTAAGTACTGCATGGGCAAAAGATGATCAAGAACGACCAAACGATGCAAGTCTCCATGCACGAAGAAACACAGATTACTTAGTCCGAGACATCTACGATATTTGTTGGGAGCAAATCAAACGAAACGAAACAGGAACTAACCTACAATTCCTCCAAACAGATATTAACAGTATAATCAACACTGAAATTGATAAAGGAAACATGATGACTGGTACAAGCGTAAGTGTAACAGAATCCGATGAAGACCCATACACCCTATTCGTGAAGGGATCCTGTAAACCAGTTAACAGTACACTTGCGATTGAGTTTGAAATGTATGTTAGTCAACCAAATGCTACAGTAGCGGATGAAATATAAAAAAGGGGGGAATTAAATAATGGCTTATACTGAAACAAAAACCGATGAAGTACCAACTACTTATGACCTTGCAGTATTCCGTATTAAAGGAGTGGAACTCTACGTGGACAGTTTTAAAATTACACGAAAACGGAAACTTGAAAGATTAACAGCTACTAGTAAATTAACAGGAGTAGCTTGGAAAGTGTCCGATGAAGAATACAGTTTTGAAGCATCTGAAATAATTGATAAAGATGATATATTACATGATCTTTGGGTTGAGGATATAAAAGATAAAACTGGATTCCAAATAGACACATACAACTTCCTACCTGGGGGGGATTTAATCTTCAAGGATGGTTTAACTAATTGTATGTTAAGTGAGTTTGATACTGAAACCAGTAAAGGAGATAAAGTATCTATTAAAGGTGAATCCTTGAATATGATAACAGCATAAGATTTTTATATTTAGCAGTAAGAATACAATTTTTTTTTTTTACTGCTAACTTTTTTTTTAAACAAAAAAAATATTTAGGTTTGATAATTTATGAGTAGTAAACAAAACAAAAGACAAGCAGAAAACAGACGCAAAATTGAAAGAGAAGAACATAAACTTGATGGTTTAAACCAACACTTATTAGAAGTGAAATTTCCCTTAGAATGTGAACGATTACCATTATCCCAGTTAAGTGTTTATGAACAAACCTTAGCTAAAAAGTGTCGTGAACACCAAAAATTAAATGATACTGAATTAACCGACCTTAAAGAACTCTTAGGCCGATACCGTAAATATACAAACGATATCCATGCAGATGAAGTAGTGGAAGCACAGGAAAGTTTCAATAAACAAATCAAAACTGAACAAGACTTCCTAAACTTTTTAGATGAAATCGAACACCGAGAATTACATTTAAGATTCCCCTACAATGGAGTAACACGAGATATGTATTTTAAGGTAGCACCACTCGATGATAGTTTAGCTGTGAAGATGACAGAGCAACACCAAGAAATTTATATGAACTTAAATGAGAATGAGCAAAGAATAAACCAGAAAAACTTAGAAGGGAAACAACTTACGAAAGAAGAAGAGAATATAATGAAGGATATACAGGATAGAGTGATGAGTGATAATATAGAGGATCAATCAGATGAAATATTAACATTCCTTGCATATCAGCTCACACCCCCTGATTTTGAGGGCAATATAGAGAAGCGTAAACATTTCTGGAGTAAGATACCCTTCACTATTAAGATAAGTTTATATGTGAAACTATTAGATATTCTTGGTTTGAATAATACGGATAATACGGAATTATTTCCAGATGAATAATACGATTATGGGGGAATGTTATTTTCGTGTATCTAAACATTTAGGGGTGCCGATAAGTACTGTTCTCCGTAAGAAGTTCACTCCTGATTATAAATTGTTAATAAATAAGTATTTCCAAATCATTGTTGCGGAGCAAGAGCAACAAGAAGAATATGAGAAGGAATTAGAGAAAACAAAATAAGAAAAATTTGAGGATTGATAAGTAATGGTAAGTGCTGAAGATGTACTAATAATATTCAATGCCAAGGATAATGTAACCGCCACTACTAAAAAGTTAAGTAGTAGTATGAATGGTATTAAAT